TCTAACAGAACCAGGTTCACCCCTCTCTCTGGTGGGTAAGCATTACAGAGAGAGGGGAGGAGAAGGCCAACCTAAGAAAGGGGGTAACAGGTTGGCACCTGGTTACTTCTCCTTACGCTTGTGAGACCACTACCTTGCGGGGGCGGCCACCATTAGAACGGCGGTTCAGTTGACGACCATTGTCCCGCATACTGTACAACCGAGCACGAATTGCGTCGGGCTTACGGTTGACGTGCTTGCTGATGTCACTTACCGAATCCCCACGGTTCCAAGCTTCAAGAATGAAGTTCTCTTCAAAGGGAGTCCAGCGGGTAAGAACCTTGGCGGGGAGGCCCTCCTTGAAGGCCTCAACCAATCGGTTGTGGTCGATACCGCACAGGTCAGACACCAGGGCAAAGCCTGACTTGCTGTCAATGTGACCATCCGCGATAAGGGATAGTACGGTCTTGATGTCCATTTCGGACTTGGTGGTTTCCATGACTGTTTCCTTTACTTAACCCGCAGTTGCGAGTATGGTGTTTTGTTTGTTACTTTGTCGGCAATCTCGTTATTGATCTTACCGAGGCTTACAGCGGCGTCAAACAAGCTTGTCTTAACGGATGGCTCCGTTACTTGCTTGAACACCGCGGACGACACGAGTTCCTTGAGGGCATCCGCATCGAATGAGCGTCGCTCGGCCTGAACCAGCGACACAACTTTTCCATCAACTTCAACTTTAGGAAGGTCAAGCCTTACCATTTCGTTTTTGATGGAATCTTCTAATGACTTCAAACTCTCTTGAGCAGAGTCAATTGATTTCTTTATTGCCAGGTATTGCCTGACGCTATCTGTAAGTGTGGTCTCCATGGCCTTAACCATACCTTTCTGTATTTATTAAAACAACTTGTCAGACAAAATATCCAACAAGGGCATTTGTAACCAACCCTGGAAGTTCCAAGGGGTTAGTAATTACTAATGAAGCATTAGCTTGCTTTCTTTGAATGCTCTCACGCAGGCTTTCGCCAAACCCTACAAGCATGATATTTCTGTGCGCATTACTCCAAGGGGAAAGTGTGTGCACATCACTCCATTCCCCATCTGTAATGATGATTACAAGATGATAAGCCTTACCAAAGGTTTGTGATTCCATTGCTACCAAAGCTTTCATAACTTGCGTACCACCACGTGCTTGTACTTCCACAAACCTGGGTGCCGCTTCTCCTTCGAATACCATCGCTACGTCATCATCGAAGGTAGTAATTGTGCAAGGGATACCAAGTTCGTGACACGCTTTCTTAATACCTACGCCAGCAATAGATAGCTCTCGTGTGCTGCCCCCCATTGAACCGGAGGTATCAAGTAATACTGATACAGCTAAGTTATGACCAGGCGAGGTATCCCCAATAAGACCAGACCAGAAATCGGTATCACCGGGTTCTCTTAGGATATAAGCAGTAGGGTCAAGGACCCCATCTTCTTGCCTAAACGCCCAGGATGGATCACTCTGCGCAACTAAAGTTTCCAGGGTGTCCAGCATCCTGTCTGCAACCTTCGCTGCTTCTTGGGCAGAATTGCTTGGCATATCAACGCATGTGTCATTAGGGATAATTTCCATGGCTAACGCGTCGTTGACAACCCCAACGAAGTCTTCAACAGTTTCCATGTCATCTTTAGATAGCTCGTCACTCTTAGAAGAGAGCTCAGAACTTTTATTACCTTGTCCGGCCTTAGACGACTTAGTAGCTGATGCAGTACCGTCTTCTGGTTTGCGCTCACTGTTGTTTGTTGATTCAATATCAAAGTTTGTGGGATCAGGGATGTCACCAGGTTTTGGTGCTTTGTTATTGGTACCGTAATACCCGTGATGGTAGTCAACAGAGTTGACGGGGAGACCCCACACAACCATAAGTTGTACAAACTTTATTACGCACTCAAGCATCTCATCATAACTACGTGATGCTCTGTAGGTCATAACACATTTATTGATCTCATCAATGAGTGCTGACGCCTTATGGTTTTCGGCCTCGTCTCTAAGCAACTGCCTAAGTTCTGTTGGTAGATAAGTTCTGCCAACGATGCAAGGCCAGTTAGAGGATAAGTTTGTTTTATCAAGTACAACTTTGTCTATCAAATCAGTGAAGTACTTACCCATCATTGGAGAAACCATACACATGGCAGTTTCAATACGCTGATCTTCTAATACATTCCAAGCATTAGAAAGTTGAGTCAGCGTAATATTTGTGTCGTATATACGTTGTGTGTGTGGGTAATCAAGTAAGAACTTTTCGTTGTAAACCAAAAGACTCTTATTGTAAATCTCTGACTCATGCAACAACACGTTAAACGGTACTGTGAACTTTATGTGCCCCACCTCGTGGTAAACCACACCCTTAGTGCAATTGATCAGAGTCAGTACTGATGCAGGGTCTTCAGGGTCGTAGAAGTTTGGGTCAACATTGATTGCTATTGTTTCAAAGTCTGTGCGGCCATTAACAATGTTGGTCGAACCCCACATGCGCAACGTCACTCTGGAGTCTACCCCCATAGTTGCTGCAACCTTTGAAGTAAGTTGAGACAACCCATACACAAGTGCTCTTGCTACCCGTCTATTACGCTCGCTTGGGTCATTCAACAGCTTATGCCGTTCAGCTGCCTCATGAATAATTGCAGCAGCCATTCTTTTTTGACGTTCTTCTGATTTTGCAAAATCTCTTGAGAGTGCACTACGAAGACGTGATCTTGCGTTTGTCAACTCACGTTTATCAAACCGCTCTAATTTAGTAAGCCCAAGTATTTGAGCCTCCTCTTCCTCAAACGGGCTTGACTCTTCTTCAAAGTCATTGTCGTATAAGGTCATTTCTCCTCCTTGATTGCTGGTTCATCAATTTCTGAATTCAACATGATTCGAATGCTCCGGTCATCTAACAGTGCATTGACAACAGTTCGTTCGCTCTTATTGGTAAACCTACCGCAGAACGCCCACAAAGCAAACTCAACACCCATTAACTTAACGTCACGCTCTAATCGCTGTAGCGCACTGGTACCTACAGGAGTAACAATCGCACGTGTCTCTCGTGCTGATCGCAACGCTTGACCAAACAACCTGATAGCAGGTGACTTAATCAAACGCTTCTCAACTTCTTCGTCGTAGTCCCAAGGCATCCAAGCGATACGCGCCATTAGAGCTTCGTTGGGCTTACTCATACCCGCATAACCAGGGTTGTAAGTAGCGATTACCCACATGTTTTTGTTGGCGTAGATAACCTCAGGCATCTTGCCACCATGGCCGTCATCCACAGGTTTACGCACGTTGACTACTTGATGGCGGTCGTCTAATAATGGGTGTAAGCCAGCTGTAACGTTACCCGGCATAGCGTTGATCTCATCTAAGTAAAGGATTCCCCCTAGACGAGCAGCCAAGGCCACGATACCTTCCATCCACACCAGATTGCCAGTCTCGTCAGGACGGTATTGGCCCATCATGTCATGGTCTGTAATGGCGCTAGTACCTGACAGCGTAAAGACTGGGATTGGTTTAATCAGTTCAAGCTCATCCATAAGAATGTGAGACATAACCTCTACCAACATTGTTTTACCTGATTGTGTGTCACCGACAAGCCCAACGTTAGTTGGGTACCCGTCAACACGATCACGCCAGTAGTTAAGCAACGCGTCTGTGTCCTTGATACCCCCAGGAAGTATTCGGGATACGTACATCTTGAGGATATTGTTTCGAGTGGGTCTGAACCTATCAAGAATAGGATCGTCTAACGATTCAATAGGGCTTCTGGACACCACCACAGTTGGACTTGTGACTGGTACAGCACGAGTTGGCTCGTAGCTTGAAGACAACGCACCTGCAATATCAAGTTGCTTAGGAATGATAAGAGTCTCACCAACCCCATTGATATCAATACGCATCTTGCGTTGGTCAGGGTGTCCGTCAGGGAATACTTCAGGGTCAACAACTGTACCAGTAAGACCCTTGAAAGGACCTTGTGTGACTACTACTTGCATGCCCTCACGGAGGGCTCTTGCTGAAACCATTTGTGGTTCTCCTTGGTTTGTTTGTGTGACTGTTACTGCGTTAGCAATAAGAAATTAAACGTTGCCGAATGAAAAGTCAAGGGCATACTGTAATTCGTGTAAGAGTATCGTTGCTTCTGACGTTGCGTCATCCAACGGTAACTCGGCAACACTGAGCACATGTATTAACGCTTCAATTTCTGATTCAGTAAAAATGATGGTAGTGATATCTTCACCACCTACTGATGATTTTACAATTGGCATTTCTTTTCTCCCTATCTGTAACTGTCGATGATGGTGTCTTGCACCTCTTCGAGAAGAAACTCACCTTTGCCGTCGATTATCTCTCCAGCAGAAAAAGCTTTCTGTTCTAAGATTCCCCATAAGCGTTCGTCAATTGTCCATGATCCACCAATTGATGCTAAGCAGATATCAATGTGAACATCATTGATTTGGCCTATGCGGTGTAACCTATCCTCGGCTTGCGTTAGGTCAGCAGGAGACCAGGGTAGCTGGCACATGATGACATGATGGTTACGCCCATCACCATGCAGGGTAAGCCCAACGCCCGCTGACTTTATCTGACCAACAAACACACGTGCCTTACCAGAGTTAAAGTCTTCGACAGCCTGCGCTTTCTGTGCGTCATCACAACTTCCGTTGTACAACGCTACGCCGTACTTCTCTAACTTCTCAACAAGTGGTTCCATCACAGCGTAATGCTCAGCCACGATGAACACACCCTTGTCCTTAGATAAGGTTTCGTCAAGTAACTCACGCACATACTCAATGATGCCGTCTACCTTGCATTCACCAGCTAGTTTACGCATTGTTGTAAGTTGCACCAACGCTTCGTTACGGCTTGCCGCTCTCCAATCCTTACCCTCTTTAGCAAGGTAAGCAATTAAACTTTCTTCTGCTAACAAGTAGTCTTTGACTGGCTTACCTTTACCTACAATATGTAAGGCTGATCTACCCTTGTTTGGCAACTCAAGTACTTCATCACGACGCATACGCATCATGAACGAGTCAATCATCAAAGAGTTGAGTCCAAGTGAATCAACATTTGCTCGCTTGCCATACTTGTTGAGCTTCCCGTTACCATCACGCTCTACTGGGCAGAAGTAGTTAAAGAACTTACCCTTACCACCAATGGCATCCCATGCGTCCTGTCCGAGTATGTCAATCTGTGCACCCATCTCATAGTTGCGACCATTAGGAGTTGGCGTACCTGACAGCAACACCTTTGTGGTTGTCACCGAGTTAGCCAATCTAATGATTGCCTTAGTGCGTACTGCTGTCGGTGTCTTGGCCCTGTGTGCTTCGTCTACAACCAGTGTTCTGATGAACCCCACCAGTGTGTAAGGGTCTTCGGTTATATCAAGAGACCAATCACTAATGATTGAATCACCTATCACATAAACATCTGCTGGAGGAAGCTTGTAAGTCCTCCGGCCAGTGATGATGTGCACCTTAAGGAAAGGTGCAAACTTCTCAAACTCCTTACGCCATGTCTCTCTGAGAGATGGGGGGACTACTACTAGTGCAGGAGACTTACCGTCTATCTTGGATGCAGCAATGATTGCAATGGCAGTAGCGGTTTTACCGAGCCCCATATCTAACGCAAGGTAAGCGCCACTGCGATCTAATGCAAACCTTACGGCCTCTTCTTGGTGAGGTAGTAATCCTATTGATAGCGCAGGCAGTTTCTCAATGCTCTTCAGTAACCCATCGGTTTGGGATGTAATGGGTGTATCACCCATGGTGGTTCTCCTTAGTCAATTTGATTTTCATTTACATACAAGTTGTTCCAATCCCTTTTGTACCTCCATCTAATGTAAGCAAGAACAATTATTAAATTGAACATACTTATTGTGCTTATAACAACGGATAACAATTTAGTTACTAAGTCTGTGTTATACAAACACAACTTGATTGTTAGGTAAGTGCTGAAAACTAGGTAGTAAAGCTTTGCAAACACAGACTTACGACTTGAGAGTTTTACTAAGGACATACGAAGTCACCTCCTCTATAATGACTTCTATACCGTTATTAACCCACTCAGAGACTAAGTCATAGTAACTGTCGGATTCTTGTTCGTCGTCGGGTACGGGTTCTTTAACAAACTGGCTAAGCGAACCTTCCTTATGGATGATTATCTTTCCATTAGAAAACCCAACAACTCCCCAAAAATCCATGCCGGACTCTTCGTAACAGAGCACAAAGGTTAGGTTAGGGAACTTCTTTGATATATGAAGCATACCTGGCAACGGTGGTGACCACGCTGATGTGAAGAAGATTCTCCCAGAGGTTTCTTCAAACGCAACGTCAGTCTCGCAGTCACCCCACTTGCTGCCCCACTTTTGGCACCGCCACTCGTAAGCGTTGGGCACTCCGTGAAACGTTTCGCATTGATTCTCAATAGCGTTGATGTGCTCCTTATACTCTTTTGAGTCATAAGGAACTTTTGCTTTGCGTTCTTCGTAACGAATAATATCTTGAGGCATTGGGTACATACTCTCAAGTATTGATTTGTCATTCCCTAATGCTTCTTTAACTTTATTAGCGTACTCAGCCACATCGGCTGAGTTGCCATAGATATACATATTGTTTTCGCACCAGTTAGGCATTGCTACCCTTTCTATTAATTAGACGACGCCACGATTGCGGATTAGTACGGGTAATCATCAGGCATCGGTTCACGTTCATTGATCATTTCCCAATAAGACGAAACGGCATTTTCGTATCGACTACTTTCAAGCCAAGCATCTTCATCTGAGCCGGGGTTGTCTTTTAAGAACTCCTCCAACCCTTCCCAGTAATAGTCTGTCTCGTTGTACAACTCACAGGCATTTTCATAATCGTCAGCTGCCTTGCATTCGTCTTGGAATGGTTGTTCAAGCCATGCGTCGTAGTTAGTACCCATTACCTATTCTCCCATCGTG